GCTCGGTCCAAGTAACCGTCAGGGTGTTGGTCGTGTTGGGATTCAGGTAAAGCATCTGCTTGTAAATGTGCGATGCCCCCGAATTTCACAATTTGCGCCCAATCTGCCTGTATAGTTCGGCCCGCTTCTTGGCGGTTTCGGCCACGTTGAACTGCTTTTTGATGTCCCGTGTGAGGTTGTCAGCCAAGCCTTTACGCAGGTCGGGGTCAAGAATTAACTGCTTGATGTACTTGTACCAGTCCTTGGGTTTGTTGTAAGGAACGAGAAATCCGTTCTCCCCGTGCTTGATTACGTCCGTGTAGGGGATGGTTTCGGATGCGATAATCGCTTTGTTCATCCACCCTGCCTCGACCACCTTCAACTCGGATTTCAGTTTGTTGAACTTGGTATCTCGCAAAGGTGCAAGGGTAACGTTCACGAAGTTGTAGCCCCCGACGTAGGAGTAGATGTCCGCTGCCTGAATGCGTCCGTAATTCGGGTTATTCCCTTGGTCGCTTATTATCTTTTCGTAGCCTTCATAAACAGGATTATTGTCGTTCCACCCGCCGAGATAGAGGCGGTATTTGCCATCCAAGTTTGCGTCCCAGCGTAGTTTCTGCATCCCCTCACGGAGCAGTTCCATGTCCTCGCCATGCTGCGCACCTCCGAACCAACCGAACTTGACGAGGTGCTTGTCGGGTTCTTCGTTAGGATTCGGGATGAACTGCTGATACGCTTCATAGGGTTCATTCTGCAGGATGCTCACATTCGCATTTAGAGGCCGTATGCGAGCAGCAAGATGCTCGGTGGTACAGGTAACCCAATCGGCTAATTTAATGTGCTTACGGATGACCTCTGCGAGTTTGGTTTGGTGATAGTGCCGGTACATGATGTGGCCCGATTCAAGCACCCAGTAGTCGTCCAAGTCAAGGATGACTTTCGCCCCGAATTGGGTCAGGGCTTTGTAGACGTTCTCCACCTGCTCCATCGTCCCCTGACACCACAAACGGCTGAATAGGAACAGGTCAATCGACTTCAGCCCCTCGTCGCTAATGGTGGTGATGTTCTCGACGCACACATAGTCAAACTCTGGGTAGTTGTCGCCCAAATATGCGTTCGGCATTTCGAGGCGGTAGTAACTGCACCCGGTTGGATGGGCGTTGTAAACGATGCAAATCTTCATGGCCGTAAAAATAAGAAGGGCAGCCATTGCTGACTGCCCCTCTCAAACCTCAGATGATGAAAACCTAAGTCAAAGATACTACGAACCGAGTATCTGCGCAGTCGATGGTGAAAAGACTGTTGATGCAATCGAGAACATCGGGTCGGGTTCCATCCCGGTCAAGGTCAACTCGTACCCGCTGCGGTCCCCGAAGGCAGTACCAGTTCCAGCGGTTCCAGCGGTTGCTTCCAAGCCGTTGGCAGAGCCTAACAACCAATAGCGGTTGTTGTTGTCTTGGACGATGACGATGACTCGGTTGCGTACCAGCAAGCGGAGTTCGTTGCGGACTGCGACTTGCAGTTTGTTGATGGTGAAGGTTACTTCGGGGGTGTAATAAACCGAGCCGTTCTCGATGCTTGCATTCAAGGTTTCAGTCAAAGACGAAGTGGCCTTGGTCAAGTCGTACTCGAAGAACCCACCCGAAGCGTACCCCGTGAAGCCTGTAACCGCACCTGAAAGGTTGGCATTGCAGGACCCCGTTGGGATGAAGGATTGGACGTAAATTGTTTTGATTCCACCTACGGAATCACGGCAGCCGAGGGCGTAGCCAGTTGTTAGGGAGCAGGACATATGTGTATTTGGGGTTTAAGTTACAAGGAACAAAAAGCGAGGGGAGGTTTCCCTCCCCCCTACACATTAGGTCAAGCGGAAGTCAACAATCAGGTCGGGGTAAGCGAACTGAACACCTGCTTTGAAGGCTGCTTGGAAGCGGACTTCGTCGTTATCACGGCTGAACCAGATTGAGAACTGCTCCTCATCGCTCAACAAGTCGGTTCCGTAGAACAAGTTGCCGAGGTAAGTTGCAACGATGCGGTTCGTGTTGGTCAAGCCGGGAACTGCGATGACACGGACGTTTGTTCCGGGATAGACGAACTCACCATTGGCAAGGCTCGCAAGGTCAACTTGGTTGTACAATACTGCCAAACCACCTGTATTCGTTCCTTGCTTGAAGGCTTGAACCAAGGTGCGGTAGTTGTTCCAACCGCAGAAGATGACGAGGTCGTTGCGGGTCAGGATGGCCTGTGGGATTTGGTTGTAGATAGCGTCAAAGATGCCGATGACATTCGATGCGGTGATACCAACGGACGCAGAAACCGCACCTGTGTTACCGCTGATGGTAGAACCCGAAGCAGCGTTCAAAAGTTGGTTGATACCGCTGAAGTAAGCGTTACCCTGCCAAATTGCATTCTCCAAAGCCTCAGCGATACGGAGAGCCTTCTGCTCGGAGAAAGCCTGCTCGAAAGGAACGCCATCGTAGGTAGAGCCAGCAGTCAACTGGGTCTGCATCCAGTATTGCTCCAAGGAACGAGGACACAGGGTTTCTTGCACTTTCATACGACCAACGGTGATGTTACGCTGGGTGAAGGCAGTCGTGCCTGAAGTTGTGTAACCGCAAGTATCACCGCTCTGCAATACTGCATCGGTGTCCATGAGGTTGAGGGCAGCAGCGAACTTGATGCCCACCTGCTTGGTGAACAAAGACGCTGAACGGGCCGAGAACACGGCCTTGGTGATGAGAGGAAGCCTCTCTTGGTCGGTGTAGGAGGTTAATCCTGTGAACGAATATGCCATGGTTAGTGGTGGGGGTTTAGGGGTTTAGTTTTTTTTGAGTGATTGGAGTGCTTGTGCGAGAGCGTTGAAATTCTGCGAGGCCTGAGCCTTGCGTTGCTCAACGATTGCGGAACCGCTTGCTTTTGGGGCTTCGGCTGGGAGTTCGGAAACCTTCTCGACGATATCGGCCATGGTTTCAACCTGACTTGCGAATGCGGACATCTTCTCCTTCATCTTGCCCATCTCGGCATAGGCAGCCTTGAGTTCGTCCATAATGGCTCCGAGGTGCTTGGCGACGATGGCCTCGACTACTTCGGGGGTCATGGCAGGATAGGCTTCCTTGATTTCCTCGGTTACCTCAACGGCCACTTCGGGGGTGATTTCAGCAGCAACGGGCAAGGCTTCGATTTCGGGGGTCGCTACTTCGGCAGCAATGACCTCGACGATTTTGCCTCCTTCGGTCTTGATAGTGCCAACGCCTTCGACAACGTGCTCGCCATCGGGGGCAGGGAGTGTGCCGTCCTCGGCTACAACGTAAACGGCAGTCCCGGCAACGAGGTCGCCATCCACACGGACAACCGTGCCATCGGTCAACTTGTAGTCAGCGAAGGACTGCTTTTGAGTGCTGAATTTACGAAGTTCACTTCGCAGGGATTCGATTGCGTTTTTCAGGTTCATAGTTAGTGGGATTTGTAGGTGGGGGTTAATTGTTGCAAAAAAGCGGTTAATTCGTCAGCGAGGCCAGCGAGTGCGACCTCCAGTTCGGATTCGGTTTTGTCCATCCCGAAGAGGCCCTCAACGGAGAAACCCCTGAACAGGTTGCGGTTCTCCCACACTTCGTCGTTCTCGACTTTGAAGGAACCGAACCAAGAGCCGTCGGGTGTGTCCTCGTAGCCCTTGGGTGGCATGATGCCACGCTCGGCATCGGTTATAAATGACTCGAACATAAACACGCCATCCAGTTCAGCGTTGTGGTAAGCGTTGACGTTGTGCTGGTTGCCTTGCTTGAAATACTTCTGCACGATTTTGCGGATGGTGGCTTTATCAAATACGACGTAGTACTCCCCGTAAGTTTCGTCCTTGCGAAAGATGGGCGTATCTGCAAGCATGAGAGGGCCAGTCAGGACCCTCCGTTCGCCTGTTTCGCTAAAACGTTGCGGTGTCTTTGAGAATGCTTGGAATGGACGTTCAATCGCTGGCATATCGGTAAGGGCCACGAATTGGACCCCTTCATCCACTTCGTCCACGGTCATTCGGTATATTGGCAGTTCCATAGTGGTAAATGTGGTTAGGCCCCAAGAGTTGCAAATTCCTCCAACCTCCGAACCCTGCGAGTGCTTTGGGTGATGTCCCTCTCCACGACATAGGCTCGCATCGGTGATGAACTTTGGCCTTGGCCTGCCGAGAGTTCGCCCGTGCCGAGGTTGGTCGTTTGTGGGTTCGCAAAGATGGGCGGTGGGGCTGCGCTTGCTCCTGCACCACTTCCCCCTGATAACGAACTATTATTAGGCGCAGACCCTCCGCCTCCGCTTGCTTTAAATTGCGTTGCAGCAATCTTACGGACTTGTGCTAAACCATTTGCAATGATACCCCCAACCGCAAGGGCTTTGGCTACGGTGGGCAATTTCGGGTCACGCAGAGCCTGTGTCGCAGCAAGGAAGGTGTTGACCGTTGCTTCTGCTATGGATGCTGCTTTGTTTAGGTTGAATGCTTTTCGTGCATCGGCCTCGCTTGTTCCCATCATAGCCTGAGTTAAAGCGAGTACTCCCGTAAAGGCTTCTCCCGCAAGGTTGATGGTGGTATCTCTCTCTCGTAATTTTATCTCTTCTTGCTTTTTCGCACTTTCTTCTGAAAGCAATATATTTAAATCAATATATTTTTCTTTAAGTTTTAATAACGCCTCTTCTCGTTGCTCTTCATTGGTGAATTGTTTTATTATTGCTTTTCTTTCTTCCTCTTCTTCTAATTTAAGTGCGTCAAGTTTTTGAGCAAGTAATTCTTTTTCTCGTTCGGATTCATTTGTAATTTTAGATAAACGAAGTTCCTCGGAGGTTTTAAGTGCATCTTTATCAAGTTCTTTTAATTTTTCCGCATTTTCTTTTTGTTTAGCGGCTGCCTCGGTTCGCAATTTTGTCTGATAGGTCAGCCTTGCGACCTCTTTTTCGTGAATCAGTTGCGCTCGTTCTTCTTCCTTCTCGGCTGCTGCAATCCTTGCATCGTAAGCATCCATTAAAAGTTCCTGCACCTTAGCCTCGGCCTCGCCTCTTGCTTGTGCAAGTTCGACCTGTCTTTGTGCTGATTCCGATACGGCTTTGAGGTCTTTGGTTTCAATGCCCAAGAAATCCTTTACGACTTTTGTGAGTTTTTCCCAGTTCTCAACGAGTAATCCAACTGCAACAACCGCTGCACCAATACCCGTTGAAATCAATGCAGTCCTAAAAAGGCGAAGGCTTACGATGGTTCCTTTCAACGTCTTGTCGTAGAGGGCCAAGGCAATCCTGTTAGCCGTTGTTGCTACTGCACTCGTCTTAGTCGTAATGGCAAGTAAGGCCTGTATGCTTTGAAGCAAAGCCATAGACGCTTGAACCTTCATCATCGTCTTTTGAAGGTCCTCGTTCTCTTCGCCATACAAGGCAGACATACTTGTCGCAATCGTAAACCCTGCGGTTACTGCGGTCAAGGCTTCCGAAAACAACTGCATTCCTTGCGTTCCCGACTTTGCAACCGAATCAACGGACTGCTCAACGCCCTCAATGGTTCGCTTGAACTCCCCTGCCTCTTGCTGAAGCCTGATAAACTCTTCGGTGTTTTGCTTACCAGCAACGGCAAGTTCAATCATCCGCTTCTTCGCAGCGTTCAGTCTATCTTCGAGGGATTGAAGTGCTGGACCGCTCGCATCCGTAGCGGTTACCTTAATCGCAATTTCTTTGTTTACGTCTGCCATAGTTTTTTATTTGTCTGCCCATGCTGGTAATCCCGACACAACTTCCAAGACCTGACCTTCGGTTCCGATGCCCAAGTTGACCCAATCGGCTCCGTCCCAATACTTGATGTCGCCCTCTGCATCGCCCGGAGTAAACCCTGCACCTGCTGGACCGGGGTCGCCCTGCGCTCCTGTTGCACCTGTTTCACCGGGAGGACCTGCAACCGCTGGGAGTTCTTTGATGGTTGGAATCGGGGGTACTTCGTTCGGGTAGTCCGAATCCGTTGCAGGAACAGGGCCGTCGTAGGGGAAGTAGTAGATTTGCTTTGGGACAAACTCGGTCAAGTTGAGAATCCTGCGAAGCGTTACCCTGCAAGGCTTCTGCTGACCTATCTCGTAGTCCCGAATCTCAAGCAACCGCCAACGGACCCCTCCGTAGTAGATAGTGGTTCGGAAGTCGAGTTGGCTGATGTCCACGGCATTGAGCATGATGGAGAGTTCCAACTGCATCGCCTCACGACTGACGGTTTCTTGGATGAAATTCCACCAATAGATGTTGAACAGGTTGTTGTTCGTGTATGCGTAAGGGTCGCTATTTGCGGCGACATTCACCGCATAGTACAACTGCTTGGGGATGCCAAAGGCAAGGTCGAAATCTGCTGCGTAGGGGTTGTCAAGGTGGCTGACAAAGGGCAGGCTCAACAACGACTCTGCGAGTGCTACCGAACCGCTGACCCCGTATTGGTAGGCCCACGTCGTCGGTGCTTCGATGAGGTTATACTGGGCTATGCGGTAACCGCTCTGCAAAGTCTTGATGGTTCCCGACAAAGCAGAGCCGTCCAAGTCCCAAGCCCTACCGATTACCTTGTCAGTCGTGAAGTTCGCAGGGATTAGAGTGCTGCAAGCGAGTTCAACGACGTTCTCGCCTTTGCCGTAAAAGTTGTCGGTCGTGAAGATTCGCCCTCCGTAGCCTTCCTTTGCCAATGGGTAGTTCGATTTATCCAACTTTGACAAATAGTCCCCGGCATCCTTGTACTTGAACACGATGGTCTTGTATTGGTTCGGGTCCCCGTTCGTGATGTTCTGCTCTGCGTTCTCATCCGATTTCTGCGACCAGTCAACCACACCGCTGGAGTAGAAGTCCACCCAAGGCTCCACGATGAGGTTCTTCGGGTCGGACGGGTCCGGCATGAAGTAGAGGTTGAACATCTTTTGCAGGTCTTGCAGAAGGTCCGACTGCTTGACATCAGCAGGCAGGGCGGTCCTCATGTCAACCGTGTGCAAGGTTTGAGGGTTCTCCAAGCATTCCCAAAGGACGGTTGCTCCTTGAAGAATGGTCCCTCCCTGTGGAGTCGTAAATACAAAACCGAGGTTGGCCGTTGTGTTTGGCGGTATGGTTATATTGGCAAAAGTTGTTGATAGCGGACCACTAAGACCGCTTTGGTAATTTATTACAATTCCTTGAATGACCGCAATATCCCCCGAAGTTGTGAGATTCCGTATTGACATATTTGCGAATCCATAAGCGGCAGTAGAGAATTGAGCCTGTAATTCGTAATTGACAGTTACATTCCAACGAGTCGGGAATGAAGGCGAAACAAAAGTGCTTGACGAAGGGTTCCAATAACCGGGGCGGTCGTAATAACTACCCGTTTCGTCCTCGAGTCTTATTGTTAGGTTTTGACCAAACGTCCCACTAACCGTCCCGGTACTTGCCACGAAAATCGTTGACCCCGATAAGTTCAGTATTGCTTCCCCAGCAGCGTAAGGGATGACCAGTTTCTTAAACCGCTCCGAGTTAAAGAACTCCGATGTGTACCGATACCCTGCCTGTGCGAAGATGAGGTCCACCATCTTCTTGACATAGATGCTTGGGGTCATCTTCCAGTAAGGAACCGAAAACCATCCCTGCGTAACCACATCGGTATATCCGTAGGAATCCACCAAGCCGTAAACGTAACCGCTCGCACCACTTGCGGTCCAAGTCGCAGAAACATGGGCCGAGGTCAGCGTGTGATTCATACCGGTAACGCCGGCAGTTGTCGCAAGGAGGTTGCCCTCAATGGACTTGAACAGGCTTACGTCGTCCGAGAACAGGCCCACCTCGTAGGTTACTTCGCCCCGAATCTTGGACATGGAAATCAGTTGCAGGACCCCGCTGAACACTTGGACCCCATCTTCCCACATCGCAGCACGAATCTTCTTGTTGGGTTGGAATCCACCCACGAAGGACTGAATGTTGTAAGCATGACCAAAGCAATCCCGATTTGTTGTCGTATTAGGCAACGTGATGGTCTTGGAGAAAGACCCCCTTCGCTTGGTGATGTCGGCAATGTCCTCCACCGAAAAGGTCAGGG